TGTGAATGGCCCATTTGCTGATAAAAATAGATTTGACGGCAGACCTATGTTAGGTCTACCATCATTTGTAAAATAGTATTATAATGAGGTTATATGTTACAAAAGCTAGGATTCCTACCGGGGTTTAATAAACAAGTCACATCAACAGGTGCTGAGTCTCAATGGACAGGCGGCGAGAACGTACGTTTTAGATATGGGACACCTGAAAAAATAGGTGGCTGGAATCAATTAGGTGAATCAAAATTAACCGGTGTTGCAAGAGGCTTGCATCATTTTGTTAATAAGGCTTCAATTAAATTTTCAGCAATAGGGACCAACAGAATTTTATATGTATACTCTGGAGGAGTATACTACGACATACACCCATTAACAAATCCATCAGGCACGGCTATTACTAGTGCATTTAGCACAACTAATAACGATCCAGCTGTAACAATTACTTTTAGTGGATCACATAATTTTCAAGCAGGAGATATAATATTATTTGGGGACACAAGTACTTTTAGTGCTATTACTAATTCTAATTTTGGTGCTTCAGATTTTTGTGATAAAAAATTTATGGTAACTAGTGTACCAACTGCATCAACTATAACTATTACAATGCCAAGTGTTGAGACAGGAAGTGGAGCAACTACTTCTGGAGGAATTACTTATTATCAATACTATCACGTTGGTCCTGCTGAACAGATAGGAGCGTATGGTTGGGGTATATCTTTATTTGGAGGTACAATCTTAGGATCAGTAACAACTACGTTAACGGCTCCAGGTTTAGGTGACAATGCTTTTGGAACAGGTGGGTCAGGAACTACAGTTAATGTTGGAAGTACCACAGGATTTCCTTCTACAGGAACTAATTACTTTCAAGTAGGTAGTGAAGAAATTTCTTATACAGGTGTAACAGCTACAAGTTTTACAGGAATTACAAGAGCAGCTAGAGGATCAACTCGGGCTGCGCATAGTGGAGGAGCTACTATTACTAACACATCTAGTTGGACTGGATGGGGATCAGCTGCAGCTAACACTGACTCAGTAACAGATCCTGGTCTATGGTCCTTGGACAATTTAGGTTCTTCACTTATTGCATTAATACATAATGGAGAATGTTTTGAATGGGACGGGGATGCGGCTAATGCAACAGCAACAAGAGCCACTATTATAACAGGTGCACCAACAGCGTCACGTGATATGATAGTTGCTACCACTAGTCGTCAGTTAATATTTTTTGGAACAGAAACAACTATTGGTGATAAAACTACACAAGACGATATGTTTATAAGATTCTCGGCTCAAGAAGATATTACAAATTATACACAGAATATAAACACTACAGCTGGTGCACAAAGACTGGCCGCCGGATCACGGATCATGGGATCTGAACTTGGTAGAGATGCAATATATGTTTGGACGGACACATCTTTATTTACGATGCGTTTTATTGGTGGACAATTGGTTTTTGCTTTTGCACAAGTTGGTACAAACTGTGGATTGATAGGAATGAATGCAGCTGTTGAAGTTGATGGTGCTGCGTACTGGATGTCTGATAATGGTTTCTTTAGATTTACTGGTAAACTAGAATCAATGGATTGTTTAGTTGAAGATTATGTTTATGATGATCTTAACACAACATCTAACCAGTTAGTGTATTGTGGTATTAATAACTTGTTTGGTGAGATCACCTGGTTTTATCCAACGTCTACATCAAATGTAAACACTAGATCTGTTACATATAGTTATCTAGATTCTACATCTAAAAGACCTATATGGTTTACTAATGCAAGTTCTTTATATCCTAGAACAACATGGCAAGATTCAGCTGTATTTGGTTTACCTCATGCAACTAAATATGATGCAGGTACTGATACATCATTTGATGTAACAGGAAACACTGATGGTACAACAATTTATTTTGAACACGAAAAAGGAGTTAACCAACAATTAGCAGCATCAACGGCTACAGCTATTCCAGCTAATATTACATCTGGTGATTATGATATTACACAAAAGGTTGTAAGAGGAGCAGCGACTAACATGGCTGATCTTAGAGGTGATGGTGAAAACATTATGAGAGTTAGTAGAATTATTCCTGACTTTATTAGTCAACAAGGAAATGCAATCATACAATTAGATTTAAGAAACTATCCTAATAATGCATCAGCAAGCTCATCATTAGGTCCATTTACAGTGACAACTTCTACAAGTAAAGTAGATACACGGGCTAGAGCCAGAGCAATTGCATTAACTATTTCAAATACTGCAGTCGATACTACTTGGAAGTTAGGGACTTTTAGGTTAGATATACAAGCTGGAGGAAGAAGATAATGCCATTTAAATCAGAAGCACAAAGACGTTATATGCATGCAAATTTACCTGAGATTGCACAAAGATGGGAACAAGAATATTCAACTGGCGGTATTGCTAGTCAAGGTGGAATGAAAAATTATTTAGGTGAACAACCTATGGTTAATGCACCTAAGTATTGGCAGTCAGCACCTGATCACGAAATGACAGAGCTGGCTTATATTACTCCACGAGAAAGAGATGTTCTTGTTGATATGAATATGTATGGATCTATGCAAGGTTCACCTAACGAAGGACCATCTGGTATTATGAGTTTGAATGGTCATGGTTCAAATGATCCTAGCCAAAATGTAGGTGGAGGAGATATTAGTTCTGCAGAAACAGGTGGTGATAGACATGGTATGTCAGATAAAGACGCAAGTGAGTTTAGATCAGCAGCAATAAATGCAGGAGCTGGTCAAAGAGTTAACCCAGGTTTTTTTGATAGTAAACATGTTATAAGTCCTGAAGAATTAGCAGCAGCTAAAGCATATAGAAGTCAAGATAGTTATGCAGGAGATTTAGCTAGAGGAGCTTGGAACCAAACAAGAGGTAGTGGTCTTGGTAGCTTTATTTCAGGAGGCGGAATTTTCGGAAATTTAATAAGAGGTGTAGGACAAAAATTAGGTTGGGGTAAACAATGGAATGAACCAACTTATGATATGTCTGGTTATAGTGGTTTAGGTCCAGAAGGTATTACACCAACTGCGCAAGGTGATTATGATATTTATGGAAATAAAATTAATGAAATTACAGGTGAAGTAACTTCTCCTGAAGGAAAAAGTCTTGGTTTTCTTCCTGGTTATCCTGGTCAAAAAAGCGGTATAACAACAATTCCAACTGGAGATGGAGGAAGTGATGACTATAGTAAATTAGTAGAACAATATATTGTGCCAACTGAATCAGATGTAGAACTTAATGATGGTGGTTTTGAATGGAGATTTGGACAAAACAGAACACCAGAAGAAAAAGAAGCAATTGAAAAAGCAATGATGGAAAAATTTAGTGGTGATGAATGGGATTGGAATAGTTTTGTTTAGGGGACATGGATGGCTAAGATAGTACAGACACTAACTAGAGCAAGCGCAGAGTATGAAGAAGATGTAGCACAGTCTTTGGTTAGAGATTTAGATGCAGTATTAGAAAAATTAAACACAACGTTTCAAGATGAAGTTAAACAGGAGATAGAAGCTAGAAGTTTCTTTTTAGATTAATGGCAATAGTAAACCAATATAAATTTGCAGGATTAAATGCTAATACAGATAACACAGAAAAAAATCCTTTTGGATCTGGTAATCCTTTAGTTACTGAAACTATAGTTATTAAATCAATTATAGTTAAATCTGCGGGTACACCTAGTCCAACGGTTACAAACAATGGTATTGTTGTTATAAAATCAGCAGCATTAACAGCCAATGAAAGCAAAGAATTATTAACTCAACCATTAATAGTAGAGGGTGGAACAACCCTTACAATTAAAGCAAATAGTGGAGACGCCTTTACATTTGGTGTAAGCTATCTAAACATTAAGAAAGAGGTAACAACATAATGGAAGATATACCAGTATTAACACCAGAAAAAATTATAACGACTATTAAAAATAAGAAAACAGGAGAAATATATGAGACTGAAGAGGCTCTAAAAGCTGCAAATATTCCTGATGAAGATGTGCAAAGAGATGTAACAGTCATCATGCCACCTCTTGATTTAATAGGAAAAACAAAGTAATATGAGAAACTCTTTAAAATAAGGCAATTATGGCAATAGAAGATATACAAATTTCAGAAGAACTAGAGACTAACGCACCATCTATTAAGTATAGTGGTGATGAAGGTCCTAAATCTCCACAAGAGA